AAATGTTCTAGCACCTAATGAACCATAAGATATTACATTTTGAAGTTTCTTTACTTTTTCTAATTCTTGTGCTGTTTGAACTCCAGCAGTTGAACCACCTAATAATCCACCCATTAAAATAGTAGGTGTCATACCTCCTAAGCCTTCTACTGCTTTTCCTAATATATCATTTGATGTAATAGCAGATTTTTCTTCTAATGTTTCTGCTACTGTCTTACCATTGTCAAGTTTCTTATTCCATCCATAATAATCTAGTGCATTTGCTGTCCAATCTTGTTGTGCTATTTCATTTAATTTATTTGATGCTTGTGTTCCTTTAATAAGTATCTTACTAGCTAAGTCATCATCAAATATACTAGCTACTCTACTTGTTACTCTTGAACCACCTAATAAAGCTTTAGATATTAAAGCAGATGGTGTATCAATAAACATTGATTCCTCTGCCTTCATCATTCCCTGTCCAAAAGTTTTTAATACATTTGCTGTTGTTCCAAAAAATGAAGAATTATCTTCTGGCTTTTCTCTATTCATTGCTGTTTGAATTATTTTCTTTTGTCTGCCTATATTTAATGGAGATAATACTTCATCTCTTGACATTAAATTGTTTTGAGTTTTCTTGATAGGTGCTATATCTTCAAATTTACTTGTTATTTTTTTCTCTGGTGTATTTGCAACAGATACTTTCTTTGATGAAGTAGTATTTGTTTGCTTATTTAAAATAGGTTCTTCTAGCAATTCATCCATTAAATTCTTTTTCTTTTTTGCCATAATACCTCCTATTTAATACTCTTTAAAATATTATCTCTATCTTTTGATGATATTAATTTATTATTTACTGCTGAATTTAACGCAGTTTTAATTTGAGCATATGTGTATTTACCACTTTTTGCTTGGCTATATAATGTTTTAGCTTTAGAATTGCTTAATGATGGTGCTTTTGTTGTCTTTGAACTTGTTTTACTTGGTACTACTGATGCACCTACTTTCATAGCTAAATTACCTACATTTGAACCATTGCTTGTAGTTTTTCCTGTTAAACTTGTATTTGTAGTAGTGCCTTTCTTACTAGTTCCCCCACCACTACTACCACTACTTCTATAACTTCTGGAAGAACTAGACGCTTTTTTTGCTAAATCAAATTCCTTTTGCCATTGTGCATCTGCAACTTTATCTCTTTGTTTTTGATATGCCATCTTTTCATTATATTGTCTAATTTGTTCAGCTAAAGCATTCTCTGTATTCATTTGAGAAAGTACATTTTGCCATCTGTTGTAATATGTATCATTTATTGCTTGTTGTTTATTTACTTGGTCTAATAATAATGTATTTTTATATTGAAAGCCATTTAAACTTAGTTCTAACTCTTGTTGTAATGCATTAAATGCTATCTCAGCAAGTTTACTATTGTTAGCTAGTCTTGCTTCTGCTATTTTATTGTCATAGTTTTGTACAGCTAAGTTATAGCTTTCTCTTGCTGTTGCAACTCTGTTTTGATAAGTGTTATACATACTAACTTGTGAACTTTCACTATATCCTGTGTTTTGAAGTCCACTTGATGCCATTTGCTCAGCAGTTGCACCATATTGATTAGATTGTTTTTGCCAATCAGTATATGCACCTCTTTGTTCTCTTAAATAATCCTTATTTGCTTTTTCTTTAGCTTGATTTATTTCATTTACAGCTAAATCTGTTTGTTGATTTTGTAAGTCTTGTTGTGTAGTAGCATAATCTCTTGTTGCATCTATTTGTCTTTGATAAAATGCATCAGATTGATTAATCATGTTATTGTATGTTTGATTTACTTCATTCAATCTTGCATCTCTTTCAGCTTCTACATTTTTAAATCTTTGATCTTCATAATTTATTGAATAATTTGTAGCCATTTTACCCTCCTATCTTTTTATGTACCCACCAATAAATGATTCAATCATTATTGATTCAAGTTTCATATTTTTTGTTGAACTTACTTTTATTTGCATATCTTTAAATTTCTTTCTTTTAATTCTTGCTGTTATATAATCAGTTACATTTTCAAATGTTTTTATTAGTGTCATTGTATCTTTATTTGTTTTTACTGATACATTTATTTCTTCACCTGCACACTCAATTACACAACCTCTTTTATTTGTTATCTTTTGATAGTTTCCATATCCAAAATTATCAAGTGGTGTTATCCAATAACTTTCTACTTCATTTGTTGTATTAGTTAATGTATAAATACCATCTTCACTTCCTATGTATAACACACCATCTCTAACACTTAAACAAGTTATTTTTTTTGAAAGTTCCCAATAATACCAATCATATTCATATGCACCATTTACATTAGTTACTTGTCTTGAATCAGCTAGGTATATTTTATTATCTATACATACCAATAAATAACCTTCCCATTCATCTACTATCATGCTTGTATAATGTTCTTCACTTAATAATTTATTATCTATAAATGAACTTCTATGTGCTATTACTTGTTCTGAAGTTATATCTCCACTTATTCCTTCTAATCCTCTATCACTAAAGAAACATATATCATCATTAAAATTAACTCCTGTTGCTATACAACCTGTGCTTATTCCTGAATGAGAATTTGGATATATCTTTCCATATTGTGAATCAACTGTAGGTACATGATAAAACACAGTTGTATTTGCTTGTGATGGTTCTTTAAATACCCATAAAGCATTATTTCCAGCAACTAAAGCTTTTACTTGTGCTAAATCTAATCCTTCATTGTAATAATCTAAATCACTTACATATCCTGGATCATCAAGTGAACTATGCCATACTACATTTGGATAGTCTTGATTACCACTAAAGAATACTCTATTATCAAACACACATAATAAAGTACATTTTAAAATTCTATCTGCATATCCATTTACTACTTTTCTATATGTTATTTCTACATTATCTTGTCCATCAGTATCTGGTATTGTAGGTGCTGTTGTAAATGTTACAACTCCTGTGTTTTCATCATAAGTAAAGTCAGTTTCATATGTTTTAGATTGTCCATTTACTTTTACTTCATATATTCCATCTATTGTAGGTGAATCCAAATGGTATTCAGTTGATGTACCATCTGCTACAAAAGTGTTCTTTCTATAGTTAGATAACATATTTACATCTTGGTATATTGTTCCACCACCTGCTGGACTTCTACTTATTGAAGTTGTAGGTATAAATGCTTCTACATCTTTTAATGTAGTTCCATCATATTGTTTGTAATTAATTCCATCTTTTATATAAAGAATGTTGTTATATACAAAAAAATAACTCTTAGCTGGTTTCATACCTGTAAATAATTCAGTTTTAGTTCCTTCTACAATCTTGTATAACTTTGTTCCACTATGTACTATTAATTGTTCTATTAGTCCTACTTCATAAAAAAATAGCCCATATACAGGATTATCAAATGTAGTCAATAATTCTATATCTGGGCGTGTTTCTAATAAATTTGATGCCTTATAATTTCTATATAGATTTAATGCATCAGGACTTCTATTTAAAGATATTTCACCTTCTCTAGCATCAATACCTTTAAAGTTAGCATATTTTCTAGTTACTAATGAACCACTTGTACTTGCCATAAAATCCCTCCTTAAATATTAATTCCTCCATCAAATTCTACTATTGTGTTTGAATATCTTGAATCTAATGTTTGTATCATTTCTCTATATCTATTTGCATATATTTGTCCATATTGATTAGATACATCAGCCTTTAGAATATCTGATGCTATACCATAAGGCGCTATTTCTAATACATCTTCAGGCATATCTATTGTTTTAAAATCACTTGTATTTTCATCTATATTTTCTGGGTATTGATAGTAGCTGATTAATACTTCTCCATCTTCTAAAAATTTTACATTTACATCATCTAAAAATTCATAATCAACACCCTTAATTAGTTTTAATTGATAAAAGTTATCTAAGCTATCATTTAGATTGATAACTTGGTCTTTTTCAACTTCTCTATTACTATATGCAGGTAGCTTTTTAAATCTTGCTAATTCATGTAATATTTGATTAATTACATATGGTAGTTTTGCTTCAATATCAGGATCATCTGTCAAACTTTCTGCTTCTGGGTTAATTTCTTCAATTAAAGCAAGTGTTTTCTTTTTTAAATCAATTAACTTCATCTCATTCCTCCTTTGGATTTATATCAGTATTATCTTTGTATATTTCCTTTACTTGTTTTATTTCTTCCTCTAAATCTTTTAATTTATACATAGGATGGTTTGGTATTATATATCCATGTACTTCATCCCATATTAAAATAGTTCCTTCAGGAAGTTCTTGTGTAAGTTTGCTTTCTTCTTTTGATACAATCCCTTCATATTCTTGTTCGCTTTTAATTTCAGTAGTTAATACTAAATCTTTTAATTTTTGATGTACTTTTTTGTCTATTGTCATCTCATCAAATTTCATTTCT